ACAGCTCTGCTGGATCCATTGACACACTTTTATGAAGAGTCAGTTTTTTAGAACACTCTATCAGAAGATATTTTCTTCAGTTATTGTAGGTCTTCACTTTAAAACAAATTCATGTGAGTGAAAACTCAAGCGCTTGTCGACGATACTGACATTACTTAGTCATTCCGGCATTAAGTAATATTTACGGATGCTGATGGGTAAGCCATTTTTTTTTTAAAACATGAATAAGTCGAATAATTTAGCCGTATACTCTTTGGAAGCATCTAACCTTGATGATGAAAACGTACAGCTGTCCGTAAGGACTCGGGGAGGAATCCCGACAAGCTACTCAGCTTGCGCACCCAGCTATAAATTTTCGTTGGAAGAGCAATTTTTCGTAGGCTTCCTGGCAGTTGAAGACGATAATGATGGAAGTCGTGAATGGGACCCCAGGGTCCTAATTTATGACAAACTTATACCCACATATCTTCGTAGATACCTTGAGACGTATGAACTTGTTGACGGCAATGATGCATTCTTTAGAATATATGTGCCAGATAATTTGACCATACTCACTGTTTATAAATTTTACGAACGTGTATACAGGATTGAGAGAAACATATCAATCGATGAAGATGTTTCCGACAAGTTGATGATCGGTTCGTCGTGTGTCCAATGTCCTTTTGGATATGAACACAGCGATATTCTGTGTCATTGCAAGTATGTACGTTTAATAAGAGCTGTAACGCTTTTTTTGAGATTTGGAGTTGTAGTGCCATTAAGCATAGTGGAGGAGAGTATTTCCTCTGGTAAGATTCCAAATTTGATGGAGGAAGGTTTGCAGTTTTTAGAGGATGCAAGTATAGTTGCATTGAAGAAGCATCTTAATGATATTCAGATTTTTGAAGCTGAGATGAATGATGAAATAGACACAAGGTGCCTGAGTGATTTGAATAAACTCAGGTATCGCAAACTGTGTAGAGGTATCATAAATGGTATCATGATGCCAGAAAAGAACAAAGGAAAGAAGAAAATCTTTAAACTTGTTCGTAGGGAAAAGTCTTCAAGGCATCTTTTTGAAGCAGAGATGTTCACGATTCCGAGCGTTCCCCATAAAATTGAGGAAGGCCAGTTTGAGGTTATCTCAGAGTTGTTGAATAGATTTGTCGACCAAATGGAGAATTTTGGTGTCAAGATGAAGGAAACTACTGGTGATGATATAAGAGAGAGCGGCAAGCTCTTTGGAGATGGTATCGCATCCGGTATTGGTAGTAGTGCTGCTAAGTTGTTTAAGAAACTTTCAAGCATTCTTTCCAACATCGTTGATGATGGTACTTTATCAATTGTCGTTGGTGCTATTCTTTTGGAATATTTCAGAAGAAATGCCGACACGAAGAGTACGTTATTGGTTCTTGGTGTTATTGGTGGACTTCTTGCTTATTTGCACAAAGAACGACTTTTTGAAGCTATGGAAAGTAGCTTTGTTGAGCTCTTGTTTAAGAGCTCGCAAGCTGTTCCAGCTGAAACTTTAGAGATGGACGTTTTCTTTGAAGCGGAGATGTTTGATCCGACACTTCTTTCAGATTGCCTTGTTTTATTCCTCGGGTATTGCTACATGCCGAATCTTGGGGATTCGAAGAGTAATCTCTTGAAATACCTTGGAGATATGGGCAGATCGTACTCAGGAACTGAAACAACCATTTCAGTTGTCATTCGTATAGTACAGAAGATTTTGGATTATTGTGCTGAGAGTGTAGGATGGAAGAGTTTTTCATTATTATCCTCATACATTCCACAAGTTGATAAATGGATTGAGGACGCTCGTGCTTCTCTTACCGACATAAGACAAGGTAGGGGTTGTCACACTCGAGAGATGTATGATAAGCTTATTTCTCTTGAAGACAAAGCGTATGAATTACTTTCGAAACACGGAAGCGACAAGAAGAACTTTGGCGTCTCGAATATCGTTCGCCCTATTTTGGGCGAAGTTTCGAGAATGCGAATTCAACTCGAACACGAGGGCGTCGGGCAACACAAGATGCGCCAAGCACCAGTTATAATTTCATTGAGTGGCGAAAGCCAAATAGGCAAATCACGTATGTTACGTCCATTTGTTGCTTCGCTTTTAGCTATGGTATTACCTCCTGAACAGTTGGAGTCTGTTAAACAAGATTTGGATTCTCATGTATATTCGTGGCAACCAGAATTAGTTTATGCTGATGGATACACTGGGCAAACGGTATGCTTTATGGACGAAAAAGACTTGGTTCACCCGAGTCTATTAGGTCCAGAGAATGCAAATACACATCTGATTAGGTTTGGTAACGTCTTTCCCAACATTTTACACATGGCAGGTATTGAGCAGAAAGGAAATGTATACTTCCGCTCTAAGATTGTTATTTGCACAACAAATGTTGATAAGAGTATTGAAGGAGCTCGTGATGCAGTGAGATATCCAGATGCTGTAGCAAACCGCATTCATCTTGAAGTTGCTGTTAGGGTTAAGAGGGAATATGCCGACCCAGCAGTCGTAGACAAGTGTCATCAGAGATACTGGACACTGGACAAGAGTAAATTGCCTGAAGATGGTCATTTCATACCAGATACACATGATTATGTCATTCTGGAAAGGAGACCAATTGAAGGTGCGGAAGGTCAGCGTGAGTACTTTGAGAAGGAGATAATCAGTTATGATGAACTCCTTAGAAGGGCTGCTGCAATTTACAAGAAGAAAGAGATGGAAGCGAGACAGATTCCTGGTGATGATGATAGAGCTTTCCTTTATGGCGCGAGATTGCGTATGGAAGCCCAGATGGGTGATCCAGAAGGAGAGCTTAAGTTCTCAGAACTCATTACATTGATTTTGTCAACCAATTATCGTACTCTCAAAATTCGAAATAGTGAAATCTTTTTGAAATTTAGAGAATGCGCGAATGGTAGAGAGATGTTTAGAGACGCTGAAGCTGTGGAATTCTTCAAAGAGTTGATTCCTGATGAACGCTTTGGAGAGTTGCGCGACGACTGTTTGAGAGTATTTTCTGGTGAGCGATTCAAAATCGTGTCACGATTAAACTCCCAAGGCAATGAGAATTTGCGAAATTTTTTGCATCATCTTTGTGATTGCGAGATTATCGCCCAGGAGAACAGTTCGCTCGCTAGTTTTAATGAAGAACTTTTTCTTTGGACCCAACGTTCTTGGGAATTGTGGAAGGAGAAATTGAACATTATGTGGAAAAAACTTTGTTCCTTTGAAATCCCTAGTATTGCGTGGATTTTGATACGTGATGCTAAACAGGTTGCCATTGTTGTGGCTCTGTATCACGTTGCCCAGAAAGCGTTTTCTTTCTTTTTCCCTGGTGAGGAGAAGAACAGTGAGAGAGAAAGGGATACTTTCATAGCGGAATACACCGATTCTTGTATGGTGGATATTTTCGATAAGATTTGGAACAATAGTTATTATTCAATGTCGTACGATGAAGACGGCGAACCATTTGGTTTCGGTTTTTTTGTCAGACAGAATACGTTCCTTTTTTGCACGCATTATGTTAACGTGTTTAAAGCACGCGGGTACCAAGATGATGTGGTCTTTTTGAAGAATCAACATCGTACTATTCGCGTTCCTGTTAGCACGTTTTTACAAAGTCAAGAAATTGGTAGAGATATTTCACGTGTTGAGGTTACGAATACCGTGTTACATCCTGACATTACCCACCTTTTCTGTGGAAGGGAGACTTTTCTGAAGAGGTCAAGGGGTGAGGCTTTGTGTATGCGTAAGATCGGTTCGAAATTTGTTCCCACATTGGTTAAGTTTAAAGTCGCCTATAATATGAGTTATTCAGATGGTGTCGGAGGTATTATACGCCAACCCGAAACCATAGTTTACGAATCAGTTACTGCTAAAGGATTTTGTGGACTTCCTTTGTTTCTGAATGATTCAACAACTCGCGCTCGGAAATTTATTGGTTTTCATGTGGCTGGAGACGGAGCGTCAGGCATGGCTAACATTTTTGATTTTGGTCAAGAGTTTGCAGCCGAAGCTTCCTATGTACCACGTACTATGGAGATTGTTGGAAGAGTAGATCGTGCTCCAACAAGCTCTGGTGAGAGTATGATTCGTAGGAGCCCACTGTATGGCGCATGGGGTCCCGCAAAGAAGGCACCCGCTCACCTTAGAAGTTTTATTAATGAACAAGGTGAGAGAGTTTCTCCAATGCTTAGAGCAATAGCACGTTACGACAAGCCATTGTTGATCTATGATCAATCTTTGGTTGATGCTTGTGCACGTGCTGCCGTCTTAGCAAATACTGATTGTTTCTTAGAATTACCAAAGAAGATTTCGTTACAGGAGGCCATACAAGGTGTTCCTGGAGAGCCTTATTTGGACGCTTTGAATAGAAGCACTTCACCGGGGTATCCTTGGAACATGCGACCACGTCCTGGTTACAAGGGAAAGGAAAGATTTTTAGGAACTGGTGTTGATATTGATTTATCAGGTCCTGATTTTCCTGAGTTGATTAAAGAAGTCGAAGAGGCTCACGAAAAGCTTCTTAGAGGTGAGAGACCAATGTTTTATTTTTCGGATTCACTTAAAGATGAAACATTAAAATTGGAAAAGGTTAAGAATGGCGATACTAGGTTGTTCTGCCCCAGTCCGATTGTCTATCAGATACTCAACAGAATGTACTTCGCAGATTTCCATCGTAGGTTTATGGAGTCACGTATTCGTGGGGAACATGCTGTTGGTATTAACGTCTATTCTGATGAGTGGAACATGTTAGCTAAGAAACATTTGATCTTCGGCAATGAAAACATTGTTGCTGGAGATTTCAAGAGTTTTGATGCAAGTCAGTCAGCTCAAATACTTAAGGCGATAGGAGAATATGTTATACAATCTTTTGAGGATCGTGAACATGATAATGTGAGACGATTACTCTGGATGAATGTGTATGATTCACACCATATTTTTGGTAAAGATATCATAAGGTGGTTACAAAGTCTACCTTCTGGTGATCCTGGAACAACGAATATTAATTGTATGTTTGTTGGTACCATTATGAGGATGTGTTTTGTTAATTTGCGTGGAGGTGATATTTCACAGCTTCGTGAATTTTCTCAGAATGTCGCGCTTACGGCGTATGGCGATGATCATATTGTTTCGGTTTCTGATGTTGTGAAAGAGTCATTTAACCAACAGACGATAACTGAACAGATGTCGCTTTTCGGATTGACGTACACTTCGGAAGATAAGTCAACCAATCCACCACCTGTGAGACCATTGGAACAAATTGAATTTTTGAAGCGTTCCTTTAGAATTGAACCTCGTTATGGTAGGTATTGTGCACCATTGAGGCTCGAGACCATTCTCGAGATGCCTTATTGGTCGAAGAAAACTTTTTATGATGATATTTGGAGGGTTAATTTGGAGAATGCCATTAAAGAGCTTTCTTTGCATGAGCCCGAAATTTTCAGCAAATGGAGCGAAATCATGTTGCGTGAGAGTTATAGGCTCACTCAATATGCTCCTCTAATTGTTGAAAGAAACGCTCTTTTAGACGAATTAGTTAAGAAAGAGATAGTCTATAAAGCACAAATGGACGATAAAATTGTTGTGCGAAATGCTTCCTCTAGAACTGGCTGGAATAGGGAAAAAATTCTGAGTCAAATGACTGTTCCGGATACTGCATTGGAAGTGAAGTCCTGGCACGAAAAACGTTGCTTACCGACCAAGATGGGGCTCTCGAAAGGGATATATCTAGGTCAAACTCAGTGCGACAGGAAAAGTGAGGCCGCTTACCTGTTAAGATATTGGTCTGCTAATAATAATGATAATAATTTAATGGATACTGTGATTTCTCAAGCCAATGATATGGCTTGTACAACACAGATCCTAAATGAAGCTGGGGTCAAGACTGTTACTCGATCTCAGCTAAGTGATATTCCACAAGGATTATTGAAAGCTACTCAGGTTGGTTATGATCAATCGAGCATTTACGATTTCTTCAAGAAACCAGTTAGGCTTTCAACTTTCGAATGGAATTCGCAATCTGCGGGCAGCGTTCTTTACAACGCTTCTCTGCCTCAGGATGTATTTTCGATTCCAATTTACCGTGATAAGCTTAGGGGTTTTTACGGCTTTAGAGGAACGATGGTGATCCGAGTCCAGGTGAATGGTACTAAGTTTCAATCTGGAAGGTTGCTTTTGGTTTTTATCCCTCAGGGTAATGTTGCTAATAGTTATCCTGGGATGAGGTTGCGCTCTTTGAGGGCCGCGACCCAGTTGCCGCGTGTCGAATTAGATTTGGGTACAGAGACTGAGATTATTATGGAGGTTCCGTACGTATCTCCAACACCATATTATAATTTGGCTACGCAGGAAGGTCCCTATGGTAGGGCAGCTCTTTTGGTTTATGAGCCGCTAGCGACCGGGACCGGTTCAGCAGTTGCTGATGTGACTATGTGGATACATTTTAAGGATGTTGAAATGGTTACACCAGCTTTCACTGCTGAAATGGGAGATCGTAGACCAAAGAAAAAGAAAATCAAGAATCCTTCCGAGCAAGAGCTCGAAAAGATGACAGATGGTCCGATTTCAGGAGGTCTCACGATGATGGCGAAAGCAGCTAGTTCTTTCGCTAAGGTACCGCTTCTTACAAACTTGGCAGGACCCGCCAGCTGGGCATTGAATTGCATGGCTGGGGTAGCCTCCGCTTTTGGATACTCGAAGCCTACGAGTGAAGAAGCTACTACCAAAAATTTTATTTCGTTTGGTCACAATTTGCAAAATCACAACGGAGTTGATAATTTTCCAAATATGGGGCTTGAAGCGTCTAACAAACTTTCTATTATGCCAGGTTTTGCTGGTACAGAAGTTGACGAGATGTCATTGAACCATTTGTTGCAAATTCCGTCGTATGTTGCTAGGTTCGCATGGACCACATCAAATCCAGCTGATACAGTATTGTGGAATGTTGTTCCTTCTCCACAGTTGTTGAGGAGCAGCTCCATTGTTAATTTTTGGAGCACGTGGGATTTGACACCGCTTGATTATTTTTCGAGTTTGTTTGCTTTTTGGCGCGGTTCTTTTGTTGTCACGCTCAAATTTGTAAAGACTCAATATCATAGCGGTCGTCTTTTGATCGCATGGTCTCCGGCTGGAGATTTTACTGTTGATCAATCATCATATGTTTTGAGAGAAATTGTTGATTTACGCGAGACTAATGAGGTTAGATTTGTTATCCCATATGTCTCGACGTCGCAGTATCTTCCAACTTCAGATTTGTCTGAGGATAATGGTGGGATAGGAAGGCTTAAGATTTTCGTCTTGAACGAACTCGTTTGTCCCGATTCTGTCTCATCAACAGTTGGAGTTATTGCCGAATTTTCTGGAGGTCCAGATTTTGAAGTTATGTGTCCACGTCCCTTCAATCGAGCCCCGCTTATTGTTAACACATGGCAGGCGCAAATGGGTGATGTTGTACCAGCTTCTAGTCGATCAGAAAATCCAAATATGAATCAGGGTTTGATTTCTCTCGGTTCTTCAATTATTGACGAACAGAGTCTCGAGCCGGCGTTGTATTGTGTCGGAGAAAGGTGCAATTCAATTCTCCAACTTTTGAAGAGGTATTGCCGCTTGAGAGTTTTTGATCTTTTGAACCCAATATATGGTGTTGATATTAGACCATTCGTTACAGGAGCATGTTATTCGTTAGATGCCGTGGGCGTCCCGAACACGCTTACCGGTGATTACGTAACGCTTTTTAGTTATTGCTTTGCGTATTCACGCGGTTCTGTTAGGGTCATGCTCGCTTTGAACTCTTTTGATTCGTCCAGTAAGAGCTCAGGCGGTCTTGCGGTTTATCCATCCACTGAACTTGATACATGTCGCGATAATCTTGACATGCAGCGTTATCCCGGTGTTTCATTGAATTACCAGCCGGGTTTCAGTGGGTATCCAAGCGGGTGTACTATTCCTGCTTACCAACGGTTACATGCCCGTTTGAACAGAGTTAGCACAACGACTAGCCTTGAACCTGTTGATGTTTACAGCTCTCCGATGAGAGCTTCAATCAATAACGTTTACGGCTCAACGTCGAAAGTGTCATATCTGTTCCGTGCTGCAGGTGACGATTACACACTTGGTTATTTTATCGGTGTTCCGTTAGTCACCTCCAGTATTGCTTTACCATAAATACAACTATTGAAGAGGAATTTTCAGGTTTAATCTTTGTTTAGGTTGTGTTTAATCCCGATAGCGCCTGACTAGTAAGTTATGCGGGGTGTAGTTTTTAAACTATGTTCTCATGTAAGAG